CGAAGCCTAGTCAGGACTTCTGATATCCAGTCGGTCTCGCTTATGTCTCCATTCTTTTGGATGTAGTTGTATGGGTCTATGATGGCACCCCTGATACCATGCCGCATTACAGCAACCCGCAACCTTTCGATGATGCTTTCAACAGAGGATAGCGATCCGTCCGCTTGGTAAAGAAAAGAAAAGTGCGATTGAACAAAATCCTTACCGACAGTCAGCTCGTCTTCAGTCATCCTTTCTGTCGCACCTTTGAAGAATGGCTTGCGCGTATACTTGCTTATCAACTTTGCGATGTGGATGCGTGGCTCATTTTCAAATGAGCAGATTGCAAACTTCCATCCAATATTTTGTGCCATGTTCACCATGATCTGATCTATGAACTCTGACTTACCTGATGATGGATGTCCTGTAACAACTGTCAACTGGCCTGTAACAATCGTGTATAATTCATCGACGTTATCGTACCCAGTACTCTCGCCACGGCCCATACCTTTTTCGTATATGTCATCTATCTCTTCATAGAAATGGGACGCATCAAACAGACCAGCGATAGGCCATGCCTTTGCACCTACGATGATTTCATCAACAGCTTCCTTACCGTGCTTCATCAACACATCGTTGGCATCCTTGCACCCTTCTGGGTACTCAACCTTGAAGCATCTGTCTTTACCTATGCGCCTAGCGATTTCCTCTGATGTAGCCTGACCCGCCTCGTCATTGTCGAGTGCCACTATCACACGAGCTGCCGACTTTATTTTCTTCTCAGCAGCCCATAAGAACTTGAATTTGTTATCATCTTTAGGGTCGATGGCCCCGTTAGTAATTTTGTTTACTGCACCATTTGGTATGGATACTACACTCTCGTATCCTGTTTCCATGTAGGCCAGCGCGTCCATCTCCCCCTCACAAATTATGAGATCGTCGTTGCGTTGAACCGCTTCAATGTTGAAGAAGGTTTGAGGCGCACCGTTGCAGATGAATGCTTTGGTTTCAATCGATCTGACTTTGTATGCGTACTCTTGTCCCTTGTTTGTGTAAGGGAACATGATGCTCTCTGTCTCTTTCCCGACAGGCTGCATCCATGATTTGGTTGATACTAATCCAGCCTTTAAGGCCGTGGCTTCACTGATACCACGGCTAGCTAACCAAGCTAATGCAGCTCCTGATAGAGGCATCTTGTTTACGTTCTTTGCTACGGACATTGGCTCCACTTTCCTAGTCTCTGGCAACTTCTCCCGCATAGGTACAATTCCCTCCTGATCACAGTGCCAGCAGTTAAAAAGTATCTTGTCTTGTTCTATGCGGAGAGAAAGCGTTTTATCGTGTTTGTTTTTGCGGCCATGGCTACAGCTTGGGCATTTTATTTTGTGTTGTCCTTGCCCTAATCTGTAAGCCTCGCCACGAACTTGTTGTTCGATTTGCACGGCTATTCTCCTACTCTGATCCGGCGATCATACGAGACAAAAACGGCACCAGTCAACGGGTCATATTTTTCCCGCCTAATATATTATATTATAATATACTCTACCGTTATAATTTATCGACTACCTATACTCTACCGATAACAAGGTAGTCTGGAATATCTTTTACATCACATGAGCGGACACGAATTATTGTTCTTGGGTTCTCCCGGTCCAGTCCCCAGTATATAAATTTCTGCTTCACCTGACGATCATTTTTATAGATGCGGCACTGCATGCAATCTAGGATCAAGCTCTCATCCAGATCAGGCCTACGGCTGGCGTAGTAGATCATCATCTCAACCTGAACATCTTCAGTCGTTGGCACTTCTAGCTGGGGGCATTGCAGCTCAAACTGCTTAACGTAATCCCTAGCCTTCTGAGATTTGATGAGTGCTGGACGCCCACGAATAGTAACCATTTTCCTAGAGTTAGCCTTAGAAGCTGGCTCTCCAAGAGCCGTAAATGTTATGTCGAAATGACTCATATTGACCCTTAAACATTCTATTTGACTTTACATTCTGCCTATGATCTAACATCAAAACAGTGGAGAAAACAATGAAAATTACAAACAATCACAACCTGCCGGATGCGTTCTTAAACTTTGCCAGAGATGATAAATACTCACGAGGCAAGGCAGACATCAGTGTCACGACATTGATCGATGGTCCTCGTATCAGGTTGATGAAAGACCTGCATGACGAAGAGATCGAGACCGATGTAGTTGATATGATCTGGGCTTTGTTTGGCACGGCTGTCCATCATGTTTTGGAGAGCGCCGACGATCCTGCGAATGTCCAAGTCGAAGAGCGACTGTACGCAGAGATTGCTAACTGGACCCTGTCTGGGGCGCTCGATCATCAAGAGGTTTTACCTGATGGCACCGTTCAAATTACGGATTACAAAGTTACCTCTGCTTGGTCTGTCATCCTTGGCAAGGTTGAGTGGGAACGTCAGCAGAATTGCTATGCTTGGCTGGTAGAGAACTCATTAGCTGGTGCCAACCGACAGAAGAAAGTTAGCAAGCTGCGCATCTGTGCGATACTCAGAGACTGGCAGAGACGCCGTGCGCAATTTGACAAAGAGTATCCCCAGTCACCAATCGTAATTGTGGAACTTCCCCTTTGGAGCGAGAAGGAACGCGAAGATTATATCTATGATCGTATCGACGTACATCAGTCCGCTCAGATGGACTACGATTTGTATGACAAGGTTCCCCTTTGTTCTGACGGAGATCAATGGGCAAAGCCCAACCAATGGGCCGTGAAGGAGAAGGGAAAGAAGAGAGCGTTGAAGCTATGGGATAGCGAAGAAGACGCCAATGAACACGTTGCGTCCAGCGATAAGAAACTGGAGATAGAATTTCGCAAGGGCGATAAGACCCGGTGTGAAGGGAACTACTGCAATGTCGCAGAGTTCTGTGAGCAATTTAAAGGATGGAGAACATAATGTCTGTATGGAAGACACTATCAGCGATCAATGTTAATGATCACACAGAAAAGAAGAACGGGCTGACATACCTGTCATGGGCATGGGCTTGGGGTGTATTGAAGAGCCACTATCCAGAGGCAACATTTACCAAACACATACAGCCTGATGGCTCACCCTGCATAAGGGATGATGCTGGGTACTCATTCGTTCAAGTGACGGTTGATGTTGATGGGATTAGTGCAACGGAACTATTCCCTGTGCTGGACTACCGCAACAAGGCAATCCAAAACCCAGATGCCTTCTCAATTAACACGGCGTTTCAGCGTGGGTTGGCTAAGGCAATTAGCTATCACGGTTTGGGTCATTACATCTATGCGGGTGAAGACCTACCTCAGAGCGAAGGAGAGGCCCGGCAGGAAGAGGTAAAGGAAAAGCCTAAGCCAGAACCAGTGGTGAAGCAAAAGGCTCCTGTACCGGCCCCCACAGCGGCTGACAAACCTATCCTTGGTAAGATGGTAAACACATTTGCCTACAAGGATGGAGACCGTGAGCCTCGTGCCGTGTCTGAGTGGGACACTTGGTCAGATGTCGCATGCTCATGGATCGGCTCCGCTCGGAGTGAGGACATGTTGAAAAAATTCTACGTTGCCAACCAAGCTATGTTTGGCCTAGCGAAGACCGAAGCAACCGCTGATTACGATAAGGTAATCGATTGCATTTCAGAAAAGAAAATCAAACTTCAGAAGGAGAAGAAGTAATGGCTCAATATCCGGCATCAGGTATCCTGTTCCAGAATGACAGGAAAGAAAAACCAACTCAGCCAGACTACACTGGCAACATAGAGCTAGAACCAGAGGTTATTCGTGACCTCATGGCGCAGATAGATGAGGGAGTGGAGCAACCAAAGGCCAACTTGGTTGGCTGGAGGAAGACAGGTAAGACTGGGCGTCCCTTCCTATCTCTTAGAGGTAGCATTATGAGGGAGCGTCAGACAGAAGGCGCTGGGTATCAGCAAACGCCTAGTGGTAACCCCCCGTCCGCTGACTTGGACGATGAAATCCCTTTCTAAAATAGGAGAAATACTATGCAAAATAACGCAGGTTCAGTTATTTTTTCTTTCTCACACGAGAAGGAAACTTGGAGAGTGGAACGCATGATGAAGGTCTATTCTTGTATACATGAAAGCTATCATTGGTTGATTTCAAAAATGGATGACCACGAAGGTGAACTCACTGTAACCATCAAGAAACCAAATAAAGACCTTGCAGATAATATTGCTAAGTTGTGGGATATACAGGGCGAAGTTCATGTAAAAGTAATATCCGAATAACAACATGCTCATTCCGAAACATAAGAACATTCGGAATGAAGCGTACCTGAATACTTTGCGAGGGGAACCTTGCTTAGTGTGTAGGCGCGGCGCGGAAGCACACCACCTGCTTTATGTTGGGGAACATGGAACAGGTATGAGATCGGGAGATAACTGGGCTGTGCCTCTGTGCCGCGACTGCCATTCAGAACTGCATCGATACGGTGACGAGAAGACTTGGTGGGACTTGATAGGAATAGACCCTGTCAATTGGGCAAAAGTAAATTGGGATAGATACAATGGTGACAGTGACTAGAGAAATGGTTCAGCAGGTTGAATGCCCCGCATGTGGTGCGAAGCCCTTACAGACCTGTGGTCACAAGAAAGACAAGACAAAGAGCCATGTTGACAGACTGCAGGCAGCTCAGTTGCACTTCAACAGTGATGATGTGGCACCCGATAAAAGATACATCGGAAGAAAAGTTTTTCATAGGAGTGAAAGATGACATCTCCAAATTTAAGAAAGTTAAATGAGAATTGTCGCAAATGTGGAGCTGTAGGTGGGGAATACTGCAAGCACTGTAGTGGCAAAAAAAGAGAAGTGAAACCAGAAGAGCTTATGTTTTTTAATCCTATAAACTTTTTAAGGGAGGACGAAGATGAGTAGCATTAAAGACGCAGCCATAGGCTTTGAGGCGGTGAAGGTGTCAATGTCTCAGGACAAGAATGGCATCATGCTGCGCCTCAATGTGCATCCAAATGATTGCCCTCAAGAACTTCACACTGACTGGGTTGGCACTAGGTACATGGTTGCCATGGTGAGGCTCAACGATCAGGACGAACCGGAGCCGCGAGAGGGAGCGGTGAATGTTGAGAGATTGATTGCATCGGCAGGTTTACTATGCCGCAATAATGACTTCCATGATTATCTGTACAGCATGGGCATGACTAAGAAGACGGATGTATTTAATCAAGAGAACGAAGCAGTTAGTGCCGTCAGAACCCATTGCGGTATTAAGTCGAGATCGGAGTTTAGGGATAACCCTGATGCAGTAAACAAGTTTGAAGAATTAAGAGAGGGGTTCAAAGAATGGAAGAAAAACTAATGAAGGTAAGCGAGATAGCAAAGATGCTGTCGATGAGCTTACGGTCTACCTACAGGTTCATAAGCAAAACAGAAGACTTCCCAGAAGGAATTAACTTGGGCGTCAGAATGAAACGGTGGAAGAGAAGTGAAATCTTGGAATGGATAGAAAAGAAAAGTGATGGAGAATCATGAGAGTTCGCTTGTCTCCTAGAGAGATATCTGTTTGTAAACAAGCGGCTACGTTTCGCTGGCAGTTAGCTAGGGCGTCTGGAGTTGTCAATCAGAGAAGAGATCAGGGGCGAAACGATAATGATCTTGATCTTATAGGCATCAAGGCAGAGCTTAGTGTGGCAAAGGTATTCGACATAGATCACAATCCTTTCCAGCTTGGCGTTGATAGTGGTGAAGATATGTGGCTCGGTGATATATCTATAGACGTTAAGTCTACATTCTATCCAGATGGTCGCCTCCTCTTCAAAGACATTAATGCCTTCAAGGCAAACTGCGCAGTCCTTGTGTGCCAAGAGGATGAAGATACTTACAATGTATCAGGGTACTGCTCTAGGGACAGGTTCAAGAAAGACAGCAGGCAAATGGACTTGGGCCACGGAATGGGATCAGTTATGGATCAGATTGATCTAAGCCCATTAGAAAAGCTATGGTCATACTCCACCCAGAGAAGGCTACAAAAGTTCAACTGAACTTTATTAAAACCCTGCTAAAATCTTGTTGGCACTTCCAATAAGAAACTGTTTGCGCTCGTCTAGCCTGTCAAGAATAAGTTTCTTTTGATCGTCTGGCATTCTCATATTGCCCCTTACAGAGTTCATCTGACCACTTACTTTCCTTAAAGCGTTATCAATAGCCCTTATCCTTGGTAGGTATTTAATTTCTTCTGAGTATCTCTGTCTGGCTTTTTGTAACCGCTCAGTATCTCCAGATGATAGAGCGCCTTTAATCTCATCACCTGCGACAAGAACCTTGTCTCTCTTCTCAATGTAATTGCCATAGTCTTCACGACTAGAAACGCTTCCTATTATCTTTCTGACAAACGGAATCTCTCGGAATATATCTTCATCGAGTCCCTCTTCATACACTCGAACTGGTAACTCGGCAGTACGCTGGACAAACCTACCAACACCACCTGTTGCATACTCAAGCCAGAAGTTCATCACATCTGGTGATACATCTACGAATCCCTTCGTGTCAGGTGTGCCACCAGTAAGATTGTTCAGCATGTTTGTTACCCATATTGCAGATGGGTTTGTTGTTGACCAATACCTTTGACTGTCTGGACCCCGGTCATTGAAAGCAGCCTCTTTGTAGACAGGCTTCTTCGCGTAATCTTCGTTCTCTATAACATCAATGAATGGGTCTAGGATTGTAGGAGCCGCAAAATTAGTGAAGCTCTCTGTCCCGCCAATCGGATTGATTACATCTACGATAGTTCCCACGATAGAAGACGTAGCTTTCCCAGCGGAGGTTCCGCCACGAGCGGTTTGACTGGTGGCACGACCTATGTTGTGAGCCATGTTCAAGCCATACGGCATAGGTATCGCTATGTATGATCTCTCCGTGAAGCCGAATGGATCAGGCAGAATTAAGTTATGTTCAAGAATGTACGGTTGTATCTTATCATAAACAAGACGGCCATCTTCATCCTCGTCAGACAGCATTCCGTTCAACTGGTCCTGAAGGAAGCCTGCTGCTATGGTGCCTGCCCAAATCTTTTGAACCTTCTTCGACTTCAGGGCTGCATTTAAAAGTGCAAATGAACCTTGTAGAGACGCATTGTAGAACAGGTAAAATGCGTTCATGAACGTCTTGTATTCACCGCCCTTGGCAAAGTTCACTGTAACATTACGAGCCGCTTGCGCTGCGCGTTCTCTGGAGAAGCCACGATCCAGCATAGCCTTGTAAGTAGAAACACGAATGCCGTTCTCAATGACTGTGTTGTAGTTCTCAATAGTGCTTAGTAACGATCCAGCCTTCTTACCTATAAAGCTATTCTTTACAGAGTTCCATTTACCCCTGACTCCCTGATCAGATATATCACCAAGTAACCCTTGGATATTCTCCATTTGATCTGCGATTGTAGTCATCTGGTTCGTAGCGTTTTGACCACCAGCCTCAACAAAATCTTTGTAGTACTTTGACCAGTCGGAAGAGTCATCATTGTTTATGATTGAACGCTTTATTCCTTTGAGCGCCCCAGCAACACCCTTCATAATCTCAGTAGTCATTGCCTTCTCATCATACTGGTTGATGTTCACACCAGCGGTTTGAAGGTCTCGCAACAAGTTGGTCACAAAGAACTCAGGGTTGTATGATGTATTAATGCTGGACAAGTATCTGTTGACCTTGCCCATAGCACGAACAACACCAGCAAGGGGTGAGGAACCCAACCCGACATCACCCTTCAGAGCTTTAGCTATTCTTTCATCTTCAAGTCTAACATATACATCCTGTCCATTCTCTTTGACTGTGAATATGAAGGGGTCCAGATACGCTCTTTGATCTGTAGCCCTAACAACTTTCCCACCCCTTAGCTGTTCAGTCTTTGGTAGAGCTTTCAGTATAGTACCAAACTCTTTTGTTACAGTGGGGTCTGAACGTAGCAGTTCTAGGAATGATTGACCAACCTTATTGCGCTCACTTCGTGCAACGGCACCCATGTTCTGGGTTAGTGTTGTAGCCAAGATGTCTGTTGCGTAGTCGTATCGACCTGTGACACGCCTATCTTCTCGTCCTCTGGCACCGAATGGAGCGCCCATGCTAGGGCGGCTAGGATCGGTGGTCTCATTGTCGGGATCAATCTTACCCCTCAATGGTACATAAGAATTGTAGTTTGACTTCTGTACTACAGTGCCGTCTTCAAGTTCTACTTGATTAAACTCAGCAGGTATTAGACCACCTTGAGTACGAGTGTTGTTGGTATCCCTGACTACATTTCTTACCGCACGATCCAAGGCACCAAGAGCCGCACTATTCTGGTTGTCCAAACGAGAGAACCAAATAAGGATTGCGTCTGCTTCAGCATCGCTCATTCCAGAGCCACTGTTATTGTCTGGGTTTATAGACCTGACGTATGCGTTGCGTTCCTTCGCATGCTTGGCGTAAAGATATGCGTCACCTATTGTTTGGCGATCACTACCTGAAGTTTCAATAGCTTGACTTATAAATCCTCTACCACTCTCTGATGCTGCATCAGATACAGAACGAAGGTTATTCACTTGATCCTTGGTAATGTTCAAATTCTTCAGAGCTTCACGAGCAGTCTGGTAGATTGTCTTCTCTCTTTTATCTACCTCGTTACCGACGATGCCATGATACAACTCTTCCTTCAGATAAGTGTCCATAGCATCAACGATGGTAAGACCCTTCGCCTTCAGCTCTTGGATCATCCTACCTACAGGAAGCATAGAGTCTTGGAACTTGGTTAATATGCTGTCCGCTTGAGCTTGAGCCTTATCCTTGCCTACAATTCTACCAAGACCTTTAGCTATGAAGTCAGAAGAACGAGCATAATTTATGTCCACTTCCTTCTGATTTATCTGACCTGCTATGGTGCTGTTGTTTAATGGAGGCGGCGCAACACTATAACGCCTGCGACCATCCACAACGGCGCGATCTTTTTTTTCAAGATCAGGAAAGAATGTTTGTATATCAAAGATGTAACCGCTTCCCAGCTTGCGTGGCTTCAATACCAGCTTCATGGGTGGAGCCTTGAAGGGAATATCATTCCTCCATTCAAGAACAATCCCACCCTGACTCGGATAGCTTATTACATTTTCCCCATCTTCATTCCCCTGTTTGTCCCATCTTTTCAATAGGTCATACATAGCGTTCAGTACATTGTACTTGCCATTAGAGAACCGAAGAAGCTCACGATCATGACCGCGTTGCTGAATGTGGTACAGGCCACGCCCAACTTCAGTGGCACCTTCACGTTGTTCAATGCGTCTATGCTCACCCGCTGGTAGAACTATGGGTATTCTTGTGCCTCTACTGTCTATCATAGACCCGAACACAGGAGAGGATGAACCATTCTTATTCTTTACAGGAGCTGCAACTAATTGATCTGCATTGGATGGGCTGACTGAGAATTTGCGTTGTGTTGTTAAGTCTTGCCCAGAAAGAAGCTGTTCTATAGCGGATCGATCTACTGCGGGAAGCTCATCAGCAGTGGATGTTTGATCAGTATCTTCATCTACTGCAGCCTCAACACTACCAGCCCTGCCTTCTTCCCATGTAAAGGATGGCATCAGACCTATCTTCTGATCGGCAAAGATAGTGTCTTCTATTTTAGCGTCTCTGTTTTGCTCACCATATGGGCCGAAGTTAAGCCAGCTATTCTGACCTCTTGTCTCTGATGTTATCGCTGCAACGGCAGAGCCAGTAAACAAACGCACATGTGCTTGCCATGCATTCTCTTCCCCTGTGGCTCGGAAGCCAGACCCTTCAAGGCCGTGACCGAAAGCATCATGAACTGCACGGAACAAATCGTTTGCAACAACTTTTTTCTTTGGTCCATCTAGCGATCCAGACGGCCATTCTATTCCAGTATCCATCATCATTGGGTTGGATGATGTTTCTGTGTCTACCTCACCTGAACCATATCCCTCATCTGTAGGGAATACACCCATAGTCTTATTGGCACGAATATCCCTCATCGCATTGAAGGGGCTGGACAGGTATTCCACATTGTCTGGTATATTCAGGTCAGTAAACCAGAACCTATACCCTGCATCCTCCAACGCACGATACTGATCTATAGTTTGGCTTACTAAGTTTTCGTATGCCTCTCTGACCACTGGGTCTTCAGGTGCATTCTCCATCTCTTCGTATGCTTGGGCTATGCGTGTCGCAAGGTCTACATTGGGAATAACAAACTCAGACTGTCTTCTTAGATCGATACCGTTATCAAGAGCATATTGCTCCGCTACCGCTACTAATTTTTCGTCTGGGCCTGTCGCGCCTTGGACTGTTGGCGCACCTTCAAGAGGCGCAAGGCTCCCTGACGAATCCCGTCCTCTTCCACTTCCTGACGGAACAGATTGGAAACTTGGGTCTGCGAGGAATCCAAGGCTGTATCTCCTGTCGATGGGAGAGTTTCCCCGCTGAGAGGCGTCTTGGAGTTCTCCAGTCCTCTCATCGCTCCTAAGAATTGATCCATTGGGCTTCGCATCTTCATACTCCCTTGCCGTTTCGTCTAATTTATTTCGGTTGACTTCTTTTCTTTCAAACCAAGGTATGTCAGCACGACCCGTAACCTTGAAGTCTCTGGGTATAATACCATTCTTTGGCTTCTTTATAAAGGCTTCAAACTCTTTCATTCTAGTGGGTGACATGTAGACAAACCCACCATCAGACAGTGGATACCGAACAACAGGTGCGTTCTGTCCGCGTATGTACGTCATACCTGAAGAGAATGTATCAGTCTTTCCCTCAGTAACGGAGGTGCCGATAGGAGACCCATTAATAATAGCCTGAAGGGTGCCGTGGTTTACAACTTGCTCACCCTCTATGACCCATGTTTCCCAGTGCCAACGCCCTAGACTTGCATCCTCTGGACGCCCAGCAAGTTCGTAAGCCTTTTGTACGTTCTTCCTCATACCATCTTCAAGAAGGCGTGTTGTTAATATGCCTCTCGGCCCACGGAAGATACCATTAAGACCTTCTTTGTTTGGCCCAATGCCATCGTATATATTGGCACCGCCGTACCTTCCGTCATCCCACAAGTGCCGACCCTGAATACGATCCATCACAAGAACATCGTCCTTGCCACCAACCAATAGAATGAACGACAGAACTTTGTTGTCTATCCCAGCACTCTTAGTGCCTGACAAGAATGCTTCCCGAATATCAGAAGCAGATACGTTAGGATCAGTCATGCCCTCATGAATGACATCAATAACTGTTTGGTTAGAGTCACCGACCAACTGAGACATAGCCTTAACCAGTTTGGCTGCGGCATTTACATTCATAGTAACTTGTTTACCCGGTGAACCCTCTGGGATTACCGATGAAACAGTAGTCATCCATCTGTCAACGTCATCATCCGTCAGTGGTTCGCGCGTTGCTTTCTCAAGAATTGGGTAGGCACTGTCTATGATGTCAATGAATGCACCCTCTTGCTGCACCGGACCAGCGCCTCTAGAGAGGATGCCCCATACGAACAAGTCCATAGTCATGCGAGGAGATGCCTCGCCGCTCTGGTATATTCCTCTTATCTGGTCAACAAATTCAAATCCCTCATCAACACCCTTCTTCAGTTCTGGCGTTAGCTGATTCAGCTTGTCTGCCATGGCCTGCGGGTTTTGGGAGTACTTAATGGCAACCAATGGTGGGGCGGGGATGTAATCACCACCCAAACCTTCTTGCATTGCCTTCATCCAACCCTCTACTGACATCATAGCGTCTGGGTTGTTCGCAATGATTTGTTCAATTGAACTATTATTTCTGTTGGAATTGGCTGGGGTATAGGCCTGAGTGATTGGGAGGACCGCTGGAGAGCCGTTGCCTTGTATTAGCAGCTCGTATGGCAACTTATGCGCTCTCGCATCCTGTGGCGCTACAGGGAGCTTAGGGTCAAAGTTTCGTATTGACTTTCTATTTACATCTTCAGTTACTTCTGCATCAGGTTCAGGCAAACGATCACGCTTGCCAATGTTACCGCTCTTCACATCATTGAATATATCTTCGACACTGTTGATGCCGACATCTTGGTTGGCCTTAAAGATAGCTCCGAAGAAGTTCTTGATACGCTCGAACAGAGTTTTGGGACGACCAATAACCTTGATCTTACCGTCAGCATAATCACGGAACATCTCCGCTATAGCTTCTTCTTCTATAGATTCAGGAGTATAATTTAACTTGCCCGAATACATTGCTGTCGCACGATCAAGGTAAGTATACTTTCTTTCGACTGGCTGGCCGTTTTTTATTTGCACATACTTGCGCTGCTTGACTGCACCAGTGAGAGATGACCACTCAGCATCAGAGAACAGTCCAAGACTTTTAAGAGCGTGGATAACCTCATGGTTCATGACGCCCTTCAATATATCAAACTGCTCTTGAGCTGACTTACTTGGGTCAGCAACCTCCATAGACAGAGATATTACCCTGTTGGAAGGAGTGTTATGAAATTTGTTGGCTGCCGTGAAGTCGAACACACCTTCTGCAAGTTCAGGGTTTTCTTGCTGAAGAAGTTCAGGGGCAACCAACCTTTCAGCAGTCAGCTTAACGTCTGGAAGATTTAGATTGTTCAGGCGCTTACGCAATGCATTGAATACTTGCTGTCGTTTGGCGTCGAACGAATCTTTTCTTGTCGTATTGACCGCTCTGTTTGCAATCTCACGAGCCTTGTTAGCCAAGTATTGCTCAGAAGATACTTGAACTGGAGCGGACGGCTCTGTCAGTCTTGCCTGAGCTGCATCTCTTAAATACGTTTTGGTTTCTATGTCCGATTCAATTTCAGACAAGAGACCTTTGACCTCTTCGTTAAGGGCCACCTTCTTAGACTGCTTCTTCAGCTTTGCTAAGTTTTGTTTCTGTAAATTTATGTCACGATCATAGTTGCTTATGGACTGACGCAATGCATCTATTTGACCCTCAGTAGTCCCCGCTTGCTGAACCTCAGACGGCAATATGCTCCTTGGCTTTTCAGTTGATGGGATATTAACTGACTGAGGTCCGCTGTTTATCCTACCCTCTGTTTCAGCTATGACCTGCTGTGCTTCAGAGATTTGATTCCTTACCTCTTGTGCTTCAGTAGTAAGTCTCAAGAACTTTGCTCTATCGTTCTCTTGATCCAATGCGCGGCGAGCGTCTAAATCAATCTTCTTACTGAGTCCGACAAGGCCAGTCTTGCGCTGAACGAAATCATTAGTTGACTCGCCCTTCTTCCTCTTGACTGAACTATTGCCGTATATATCTTTGTTCAGATTGGACAGAGTACTTCTGTAGGAAGCGATCTCATCAGATACAGCTTCTACATCAGGCTCTATGTCATAGCCCTTTTGTGTTCTTCTCAGGATGCCACGGTTGACCATCTCATCTCGGATGTCTTTGGCAACTTGACGCGATACGTTCTTAACCCCCGTATCCCTCACTGCTTTCTGTATAGCTGGTTCAGTGTATTTCTTACGAGACTTTATCTCCTCCACGGCACGATCATATTGATCCTGTGTGAATGTCTTATTCTCTACAGGTTGGAACCTAGATGTCCCGCCAGACACAGGTTTCTGTTTGGTGGCTTCTCTGGTTGCCGCCCCTTCACCTACGATACGGCGTATCTCATCAAGTGACGCAGGTTGCTGTTCATCCAGACCTTGAATCTTGCGGGTGTTCTGTATGATCTGGCGCTCTCCCAAAGGAAGCTCAGACATAGGCACTGAGTTGAAGGGTAGCGTTGCTTCACGAGCGGCTTTACCTAAAGTTACTATCTCTTGTTCAGGAGTTAGCCTGTCATTTTCTTCAGGACTAGGCGCAGGTAGTGCCAACATTTCCTGTGGCTCCACCTCTATTGTGGGTTCAACAGTAATGTCTTCGTTTTCACGCAGCTCTGATTCGTTTATTCTGGCTATGGTTTCTTGAGTTCTTGCACTCTCTTCTTCAAAATCTTCCTGAAGTTCCGCAAACTTTTCCTGTTCTTCCTGAGCCGCTTTCTCCTTGCGTATGTCTCCACCTATTACATTGGTAGTACCTCTTACAGTACCACCAGTAATACCTGCAGCTATCGCAACGTCCTCATAGACCTTCATGGCCTCGGCGTCATCAATAGGTAGGCCAGCTTGATATCTGTTTATAACCTCTTGGCCTATCTCTGTAGGAACTTCAGCGACAGTACCTGCGCCCACGCCTTTGGCAGCGCGGGTGAAAACACCACCAGACCGAATGACCGCTGGGTTCAGTACTTTACCGATCAGCAACCTGTCCACAATAGAGTCAAGTGCCGCCTGTGGTAACGCTGACAGAAAGGCTGTGCCTTCGTTCATCTCTGTGCGAAGGCCGCGATCAATTGCTTCTTTCTGCGCTTCACGGTTATCACCATAGAAGTAAGGAATGTTCGCAGCAAAGCCACCGATCAAGGCACCCGCTACCCTAGCACCGGGTATTGGTATAGGCGCTGCAACTGCGGCACCTGCTGCCGCACCACCTAGACTTACACCAAGCTGTGGTACTTGCTGACCAAGTGTCTCGAAAAAGAAAGAAGCAGTCTCACCAACAGTGTCTATCTCTTCACGCTTTGTTAGCGCCTGTGCCTTCTCTGCTATCTGCTGTTCATTGGTCTCTACTACAGAACTACCGAAGTCTTGAAGACCCTGCAGGCCAGAGATGGAGCCTATGCCCTCTAGAGTTGAGCCGTATGCTTTCTGAAGGGCATCAAACCCAAGACCAACCGCTGTACCAAATCCACCTTTCGGTTCTGGTTCTACAGCCTCTTCCACCTGATCTTGTTGAGATGGCGCGTAACGACCCTCTGCCCGTTGAGCAATTAAAGCCTCTTGCTGTCCTACGAATTGATTTATACGAGATTGCTCTTCAGGACTTGGAGTGTCGCCCGAAATATTTACGCTGTAAAACTGTCCAAACTGCGGTCCTTTTACGGATACAATACCCATAATGCACTCCTAATTTATTGAGTTGCGTCGAACTGAGCGCCGCCACCGCCTATTGATATCCTTTGAAGCGTAGCAAGTCTCTCCCGTGCTGTATCAATATCACCTACCAATTTTTCCGGTATTTGCTCTATTACTCTGTCAACTGTTCCAAGGCCGGGATCGCCCCGAACAACGCTTCTATAAGATCGTGCCTCTGTCATTAGACTATTTAATTCCGCTTGAGCGTTATCTATCATTGTGTTTAGTGCCTTGCTGCCGCCAGTAGTTGAATTGGCTGCCCTAGAGGCATCCAAAGACTTGGCTGATTGTATCTTCTGCTGCATACCAAGCAAGCTCATGATGTCGGAGTCATACGCTTTGCGGGACTTCTGTAAAGCACCAACCCCTGCAAGACCTGCCTCGCCCAGCGCACCACCGAATGTTGGACTCTTGGAAGCCATAAGGGCCATACCTGTTTGAGCCAGCGCCATCCACTTATCAGCCTCGGCACTGCTCTCACGATCCGAAAGCATTTTGGCTATGCGAGATTCTATAGAGCCGTATGCTCCACCAGACGAAGTGCTTGATCCGCCTGAATCTTTATCATCAGAGACTACAGGGGTTAATGAGGTTATCCCCCCGCCATCTTCTGCGGTTTCTCTTCTTTTCTCAGATTCAGAGGTTGGAATTACTTCGTCTTGAATGACTAAGTTAGGTCCGCCATCAGTGGCATCTTCAGCATCAACTGCTTCAACGTCCGCCACTGTTGCGTCGAATACTTGAAACTCAGAACGACGAGGTGTTGTGGATGGCGCAATGTCTTGAAGTGCTATTGATGTTTCTTTAGAAGTTTGAGCCTCAATCAATTGATCTTTTGCCTGCGCCAACTGAGCTTCAGCCTGTGGGTTACCGGGGTTTAATCTTAAATATTCCTCAAGACTAGTAATAGTATCTTGAGCGTTAGATATATCAGATGGATTGTAAAGAGAAGCCGCGTATGCTGCATCAGAACGACCCTGACCAAGAGTCCCCCGCATAATGCTGTCCATATAGAGATCATCTCGACCAGTGCTGATATCGCTTTGCGTTTGCAAACCACTAATTTCGTTCAATCTGAGTTGATTTATAGCGGAATCATCTCCTTCATCTGCAAGTCTATTAAGTGTAGCTATTGGTAGATTGCTATAATCAATACTTGTATCTGCTGCTATGACGCTCTCGGGTTTATCGGCACCTCCACTTGTGGAACTTGGCGTAGGGTCTAACTCACGGTCTCGATCCACTGCTTCTGAGCCTACACCCAAAAAGGCACTTAAATCGCCAGCTTCAGCCGCTGCGTTTCTTGCAGCGTCCTCGGAACGAATTTCGTTAATCCGATCCACAAGAGGATCAAACATTCCGAACGATGCAATACCTTGCGCCCTAGGTCTTTTGTCTGTTGCGTCATATGCTTCAGGAGCAGGTGCCAAAAGTTCTTCAACAGTCAATCTACCTGCGTTTTCAGATGCCATCTCACGATTGCGCAGAGCCATTTCGTTGGCAATGTCCGCCGCCGTTTGAGACGGCATACCCTCACGGGAAACGGCTTCGTCAATTCTATTCATAGTAGGATCAATGACCGAAGTTCCGATAACATTAGAGTCAAGACCCGTACCAGCCAAGGCATTTTCAAGCGGGTTGTTCGAGTACACACTGCTACGCAACTGATCTAAAATAGACATTGGTTCAGCAGGTGAAGTCTGCCTAATAAATTCTGCGTCTGGTTCTACTGAAAGCTCATTCAGAATTTGAGGCGAAAGTGATGATTCAGGGCGAGTAAACTCACCAGAGTTAGGCATGAAATCAGATACGTCAGAGCTAACTGAACCTAGTCCTTCTGGGCTTCTTTCAAAGCCTATTGCGTTGTCGTATATTCTTGGATTGTTATTTGGCCCTTCGGTGGCGTACTTATTGTCCATCGTTTCTTTTAAACGGGCAAACATATCTTGTGCATAAGGTGTATCGTTTAGATTATTTTCTTGTAGGAAAGTTTTGTAATTGTACAAAATATCTGTCCCAAATCGTCCACCCCTAGCCATCCGCAGAATGCCACCGCCCGACATCATCTGAGGTGCCTGTGGTTGTGGTGCTTGTGTCGGAGTTACAGGTGCAGCTTGGGCCAGACCTGTGTCCTGCGCCATGTTGGTATTGGGATTCAACGAACGAGCCATCTGCATGATGCCCTCTTGTGGCGCTCCCGCTGCAGTCACTACCTCTTCAGCGACAGTCTTCATATCAGAGTTCTGCTGGCGATTGTAGTCATCGCGCATCTGCTTGCGGCGCTTCAACTCACCCAAGACAAGAAACTGTGGTGCGCTGCCAGTGGGCTGCTGCATCTCCTGCATCAGAGCTTGCTCCGGCAGGTTCTTTAGATCGTCTTGGATGTCGATTATGTTCATGATGTCAGACCCTTATAAAGACCAAGCCCCGAAATACCTGCACCTAGTGCCTGTTGCAGAGGATTATAAGAAACCATCCGCTGTTCCTCTACATTCGGCGTCACTGGAACACCTTGTAAGATGCTCGCCATCCGCTGATATTGCTGCATCGGATAATCTCGTTGACGGGCGAAGTCTTCGTAGGACATGTCGAGACGCGCTTGATCCTCTGCACGGATATCACGACCGATAGTCTCAAGTAGCTGTGCGCCCTGAATATCAGCGGCACGTTGTTGCTGGCCCAACCCTGCAAGGTTCTGACCAAATGCGCCTATGTTTGATGCCAACTGACCGTAATTCAGGCCAGTCCTACCAATGTTCATACCTAAGCCACCAATACCTTGGCCTATAGTACTTAGTTGCCCCGCTCCAGACATAGCGGCCTGCTCTGCTGCAAGGGACTGACCTGCGCCGAACTGGCGAGATTGTTCCATTGCCTGCTGTATACGAGCCAATTCTGATGCTCTCAATGCGTCCATGCGAGATAGGTCTGAGTATTGCCCTTGTTGAACCCTACCAGCCTCAGCGGCACGGCCTGCTTGTATTCTAGCCAAATCAGTGGCCTCACCAGTCTGCACCCTACCAAGCTCACCTGCACGACCTGCTTGTATACGGGCCAACTCAGAGCCACGCAGACGCTCCATGTCCATCTGAGCCGCACGATCCGCGCCGAATTGAGTAGCCGCTTGCTGGTAAGCTTGTTGCTGTCCTGAAGCTTGAATGTCACCCATCTGACGGCTAAGGCCTTCCTGTGCCAGATAGTCTCCGACTGCTTGCCGTGATCCACCGAAGGCACCAGCTTGCACCGCCGAAGCATCGCGCCCTGCTTGTTGGCGATCAAAGTCTAACTGCGCTTGCTGCTTCTGAACATCAACAACATTCTGCATATACGGAGACATGTAGTTTTGAACCGCTTGACCAGTAAACATATCTGGTTGCTGAAAGTCGTATTCGTTGTAGTTGGCTTGGCGGAAACGAGAATAAGGATCGAAATCAGAAGACTGAAAACCCCCGAATTGTGTTGGGTCAAAAGAAGAGAACGTCCCCGGTGCGTACTGTCCAATGTCGCGAAGGCGGTTGATGCTATCTTCAGTATACCCAGCACCTGTAATAGCTTCTGCCATACCTAATCGTTGTGCGTTGGCGGCTTCATCTTGCAGTCCGACACCGAAGCGAGATAGGTCCATGGCCTCGCGCTGTGCGTCCATGGCTTCCGGCATACCCTGTATACCAGACTGAGCAATACCTCGCGTCATGGCACGAGACGCTTGAATGTCGCCGTAATCTGAGGATGATGTTAGGCGCTCGCCAGAATAGGGTTGGTAGGTAGACTTCTGACCAAACCCAGTAATATTTCCAGCGTCATCATATATTGGACTACTTAGGTCATCCTGAAACGGAGCAAGCGTGTCCTCGGCACCCTGAAGCAACCTGCGGAAGTACGGATCAGCGTACTCAGGTAGATTAGTCTGGCGTTGAGTCGTATCACCCGGTGCCTGCGCACTACTTTTACCCATCTTACAACTCCATTCGGTACGCTATGTACTCAGGATAGAAACCGTATTTCTTCAACGACCTACCCCAAGCCTTCCTGCCGTAGCCTTCTAAGTGACTACATCCTAACTCATTAGCATATTTACGCATAGTGTCGATCAACTGATCATTCCATTCCTTCATGCGCGTTCCGCCTACAAAATCTAAGACCAATGCTTTCCGCTGAGGATATACTATAAGTCTTGTGGTGAATGCAGCTACGATGCTGTCATCTTCATCCATTACAACCCAAAGAACGTAAGTGCCATTAAGTATTCCAACTAGGACGTCAATCGTTTCCGACTTGTCTTTTGCTGTGGCTACGCTCTTCTTTAGTACCTTCTCAACGTCCTTCCATACATGTCTTACTGCCTCTGGAGGCACCAAGCTTACTCTCAATTATCCCACCATTTGTTGGAGTTTCTCAGGAGCTGCCTCTTCAGCACGGTTAACAATATCAAGGAACCCACCACCATACGCTTTCTCAAGTGCATCAGTTGTGTTCTTCCTCAAGACAAATTCCCCATCAGACAAGAGTACATCTTGCTCCCCTTCAAGTGTCGCAGGGACCATATCGTCAACACCTGAACCATCTCCCGGTCCACGCACCATCCCCTTGTCACCTTCTTCAAAACGAGTGATAGTGTCATCTAGCTCTCCCGACTGCACTCGTCCGACAAGGTCGCGTAGTGCTTCCTCGCCGTACTTCTGAACAAATAGTGCCAGAACAATCTCTGGCTGCTCAGACATTCCTTTAATCGCTTCTACGGCACCGACGATAACATCTTTCTCGTTCATGCCGCTCTGTGCCATCATCTGATCTGCTTCGGTCTCTCCACCTTCTCGAAAGGCCATTATGCCACCATCTGCATAGTAGTATGGATATTGGATTGATTCCATAGGCCTTGGGTTTCTGGCGTATTGGAAGTACATACCCTCTCCACCGCCAGAAGCGAATGGGTCTTGATTTTGGGTAGTTATCAAAGGATTGAGCATGGGAACAGGATTCTTGGACTCCTCCTTCTTTTTTGCTCTATCTTCCGCTTCTTGCTGCGCCAACTGGGCGCTTGTCATCGATTGCCCCAACATGGCAGGTGTAAATGCAGCGGCCCCTGCAGTGAAGGCTTGACCCAATCCACCCTTAGCAGCTTCTGCGCCAAACATGTTTGCAAACATTGGTGAAGGCGTTTTTGCTAAATCCAGTACAGACGGGCTTGGAGCTGTTGCTGCCTCTAGGAAAGATGCTTTTGGCGCTCCACCTACAGCGGCAGGTGCTGTGGAGTTTGTTAAACCTCCAAGCAGTTTGCCACCAACAAAGGATGTAAGACCTGTCTGAATGCCCTTACCAAGGTCACCTGTCTGAATGAAAGAGCCAAGCCCAGCGCCCAGCCCAGCTAAAACAGGGGTTGATAGCGCCCCCAGACCCGCTGCGAATGTTCCAGCTAACGCACCAGAACCCGCTAATGCTGGCAGACCCATTCCTAATAACAGCGGTAAGACCATGACTATCTCCAGAAGTTCAATAGAACTTTAACACGAAAATTTTAATCCATCAACTCAAAGTGCGGACCATCGATAAACGGACGTTTTCCTTGGCTACGGCGCAAGTCTACATAGGCGTTCATGGCCTCTTCCATCGTGCCATCCCAGTCCCGGATATCGTCAATATGCCAAGCGGCACCCCACCGTACAGCAACCCCAACATCGATAGCCCCCTGCTTTACAGCATCCGCAAGGTCATCGTACAGATTCAACTCCCACGATCCACGCGAACCAATAAAGGCCATGAGGTCAAGAGCGTTGCCATCAATGTGTTTGGACTTCATCGTCTTCGAGGCACCTTTGGCTACGAGTTCACGCTGTTCTTCAATGGTTCTTAGCCCACAGATCACACCAAAATCTGTTTTTGTATGGCCTATAGCTGCTTTTGCAACGGCAACTAAACGCTCGTCTACGCCTTCCATTCGGTCAAGGCTCCGTTGTGATAGTTTAAAAGTCATTTCATACCACCTTTCATGTACTTTGATACAGCGCGGCCACCAAACCAAAACGATATTATGGCAGCAAACAAACCAGATGTAGCATCATCCCAAATCAAAGAAAGAGACCTTCCAAGATCGTTCCCTTGTCCCATCAGAGCGATTATAGCCGTCACCTTGATGGCAACGAAAAGGCCAAAAAAAACATAAGTGATGACAGGCCGGACGCTACCTCGTAATGCGTTGATAAAACCTCCAGCATCCATGCTATCATGTTTATACAACCCCTCCGTCTCTTTTATCTCAGCCTGCTTGTCCAGAATATCCAGCTTCAGCTCATTGCGCCGAGCCATCATATCCATCTCTAACTTCATGCGCTCAAGACCATGCTTGTGTTCTTGACCCGCTCGAAAGAAATTAAGAACCTCCGGCAGAAAGGACGTACCGAAACCAAGCAAACTTCCTAGTAATGTAATCATTTGTCATAACTTTCTTTGTGGACGATCTTGTTTGGAGTTACCGTGGTCGTAGACTCTTTGCCCATCCAGATACCGAAGGCTCCCGTGAAAGCCCCTGTTACAACTGAAATCAATCCAGCCTGACTAACAGACAAGTCCGGTTGCGACATCGCCCACTCCAAGCAACGTATATACATGATCGTCGTAACCAACATCATTAGACGCGGCAGTATTTTCCAATCATCTAAAACTGTTTGTGCCATCTATCTTCCTACCTTTCTGCAAAAGTAACAGAACTTCTTTAAACTCTCGACCGGATCGAGCAGCCAAGCCTTCAATTACAAGCTCAAGGCTCTGATCGAACAGGCGTATGATCTCTCCATCTTTCATTTACCATTTGCCTTGTTGCTTACCGATCATCCATAGAGTTGCCGCCAATCCAGCGACACCCGCCATCACGATTATCCCGCCGACAACCCACATGATTATAGCCTCCTTGATTTCAGCCTTGCGATACGCAGTCTTCTTGCGCTGCGCTCTGATCTTACGAAG